GTGAAGCCGTAGTTGTCGAGCGTTTCTCGGCAAGTTCCTGCGGGCTCAAGATGCCCGTGTCCTGCGGCCTGAACTTCAACGCCTCCGGAATGACAAGCTTTCCCTCGTCGTTCTTCATCGCCCACGCATCGTCGTAGTGCCACGGCGTACCGACAAAATAACAGCTCTTGCCGGGGTCGATGATGTTAGTCACGATTTCGAGGACGCCTTGCTTCACTCTCTCGCGGCATGCTCGCGAAAGACGGGAATTAATAGTCACGATGTCGTCACAAAGTATGCGGTCGTAGTGCGAGCCGGTCGGAACCTGGTTGATGCCGTATGCGTCGATGCTGTTCTCCTTCGTCACAGTCCTCTTGAACGAGTAAAGTACGGAACCTTCGGGCGAACGCACCGCAAAAGGCTCCTTGTGGTGGGCGAATGCGAAAAGGCTCTTTAGCGCCGGGCTTTCCATGTACTTCTTAATCGTGTCGAGTGTCTTTGCCGCCTCGGTGTAGGTCTCACGGATAAGCGCTATACGGTCAGACGGGTGGAACAGCAGATGGTAAATAATGCCCATCTCCGTTATCGCCGTAGTCTTGTAGGCGCCACGGTGAGACATGAGCGAGAAGTGCTTTCCGGGTTGGGTGTCCCATACGAGCTTGATCCAGTCACTGTGCAGTTCGGTCAACTTGGTCTTTCCGACCATGTGGCCCAAAAGGTGCGGATAGTCGCGCACCCTGCAAAGCAAATCCGGAGTCCATACAAAAGCCATCGTTTACCCCAGTCCGGAAAAAACGGTTATGGCAGGCTCCGAATGAACAGCGCCCTCGTCATTTGCCGATTCATTGCTTGCGGAACTTCCTCCGTCCGCTTTATCGACCGCATTAGATTTAGGCTGCTTCGGTTCGACCTTGCGGCCCTGCGCAAAGATGGTGGACAGCATCATTTCTGTGTCCGGCGTCATGGTCGAAGTCTGCGTTTCTTCTTCGGTGAACCTCATGCCCGCAAATTCCGCGATCTTCAAAAGACGGTCGGCCTCGCCGTCTTTTAACGCCTTCAAAAGCGCACGGTAAAAAATGAGCTTATCGACACGCTCAAGGCGCGTGATCTTGATGCCGAGTCCTTTTAATTGCTGGTAAAGCGGTTCTGGCACCTTGATGCGCTCGGTGACGGTATTCTTGATGTCCTCCAGGAGCATCGCCTTCTGGTTCTTCTTTTCCCTTCTGGCTTCGGCACTGCGCTTTCCGAGCATGACCGCCGTTTCATGGTCGTGCACGGGTATAAGATTTTTTCTGCCGTCGTATTTTGCTTTAGCCATATTCCGTTCTCCAGCGAAAACAAATTAGAGCGTGAAGCCGGACTTGCACCAACATCTCGCAGCAGGAATGCTGCGCGTTCTAGCTTGAACTACTCACGCTAAAAAAGTTTATCGTTTTTCACCCTTGTACATACCTGCCCCGATTTCATTTATTCGAGAGAACGGAATAATTGGGACGGTTAATCTTTTGCGATATTCGGGATAGATAAAATATAAATATCGCAACTGCCATCCGTCAAGTATTTTTCCTTTTACAAAATCAACGTACTTCATAAAATTGAACCCCCCCCCAGTCACATCATAATAGCATTTCCCTCCAAGTTCTTCTCTCGGGGTCGTCGGGTTCGATTCTAACGTCATTTTATGGATTTTTTCACCATTTGGAAGCAAACAAAGATTTTTATTCGCTTTTATGTCAGTCAAAACGAAATTAGAGGCGCGATAAATCGTTCCGTCGCCGCATGAGCAGCCGTCAGCGAAAGAAATTATCCACTTGATCTGCGGAGCCCTTTTCTTGATAAGCCGGATGCTTTGGCCGATGCAACGGCTCTCACTATTGCGCGGGAGGTATTCGTCAAAAGCCATGCGGTTTAATTCCAGAAACTCGTTCCAGCCGGTGCCTTCAACAAGGCCCATTATTTTCCGCTTGTCGAGGCTCGGTCCGTAGCTCATTACGCCGTGCAGGCCGCCATCCAGGAACGCGCCGAAATGCAGGCAGGAGTTGTTCACTACCTTGCCCGAATAATGGTGCGCCTTGATAAACGGGTTCGCTATCGAGGACGGGATGACCTTCAGTTCGATTTCTTTAGCTCGGCCCATTGACGCACCACCTCGTATATCCTGTTCCCGTTCTCGTTCACGTTCCCGAAAGTTTCATCCGGGTCCTCGACCTGCTTGAGCGCGTTCTCGATAAAAGCCTTCTGCTCTTCGGCAAAGGTCAGGGTCCATTGTGTAATGTTGCTTTTCTCGCCATCTGGGAGACTGAATTCGTCGTTGAAATCATCGGCGCTTATGCCGTCGTCGGCAAAACCAAAATCGCCCATGTCGATGTCCGAAATTTCCGCGAGCTCTCCCAGCTCGCCGCCGAGCAGGTTCATCTCCCACTCGGAGAATTCCGCAACCTTGTTGTCCGCGAGACGCAGCGCCTTCGCCTGGGCCTCGGTGAGATCGTCGGCAACGATGCAGGGGACTTCCGCCATGCCGAGGGACTTCGCCGCCTCCAGTCGTGTATGACCGGCAATGATAACGCGGTTGGAATCTACGATGATCGGCTGTTTGAAGCCGAATTTTTCGATTGACGCCTTGACATATTTCACCGCGTCGGCATTTTTCCTCGGGTTCTTTTCGTATGGCCGGACTTCGGGAACGGGCAGCATGACGATAGACCTTGCTGTCTTTCGCTCGAAGTTAGAACCGTTTTTTTCGTCATTTTCCATGATTTTAGCTTCCTGTTTGTGAGACTTTGTAGCCAAAATATAATTTTTTTTGTAACGAAAAATCCAACAAAAAGTATAACGGCGAGCTGAACGTAAGCAAAAAATATCAAAAATTTTCGCCCTCACCTATTGCATAACGTATGTAATTTATATACATTTACATCGTAAACAAGATACAAGAGAGGTTCAAAAATGGAAAACGCACAGAACAACAACATCGTCAAGTTCGAGGTCGGAAAGAAGTACTACTACCGCTTCGCCTGCAGTTACGATACGGTGGTGACCGTGACCGTCATCAAGCGCACGGCAAAGACGATCACCATCGACGACGACGGCGAAAAGCTCACCCGCAAGATCTACATCCTCGACGGCGCAGAACACGCCGCAATCGCACACTACAGCATGGCCCCGACGCTCGACGCAACGAGAACGCAGGAAGCCCTCGAAGCATCGCAGAAGGCCGCGGAAGCAAGGAAGGCCGAAGAGGAACGCAAGGAAGAGGAAGAACGCAAGACCGCACGCGAGACCACGGCCAAGGTCGTAGAAGGCGCCATCGCCCTCTATACGGCAATGCACCCGCTCCAGGAAGGCGCAACGACATACGCCGTTATCGGCAGCAGCGAGATGCTCGGCCTTCCGGGCTGCTCCGGCGATAGTCTCAAGGTAAGCATCAAGGCGGCAGACAAGATTCTCGGAACGCTCGACATTTGGCAGCACGCCATCCGCGAGACTTCGGAATTTTACGGCTGGTACAATAAAACCGACTTCATGATCCACTATACCGACGAAAACGGCGAAGATTCCATCTACAGCGGGCGATATGACATCGGCGACGGAGAAGGCGGCCTCCTGAACCACATCCGCAACTTCGGCGAATGGCACCGCACCCACGAGGAATTCGGGAAGGTGAAGGAAACTCCAGACGAAACTAACGAGATCCTCGAATTTGTGAAGATGCTCGAAAAGGCGGCATAGAGAAAAGGCGGGCCAAGGCCCGTTTTTTCGCTTACGGCAAAAATGTAAGCAAAAAATAAGTAATTATCCCTTGACTAACGTCTATACATTATGTATATTATATACATAAAGAAAACAAAAACGAGGTAAAGCAAATGATTATCGAAACTCCGATCGGCAAAGACAAGATTTTCCAGATTGACACCGACAAGCTGGAATATGACAAAAAGGGAAAAATCGTGAATTGTAGCGAAATCAAGCTCCCCAGGAGCATCAAGAACGACCCGGAGATGCTTGAACACTACAAAAAGTGGTACAGCCTCGTAGAAATCAATGGCCGTTTTTACGACAGAACAATGCTTGCCGCGGTTTTGCGAGGCACCACGGTAACGGTCACGCTCTAGCACAAATCCACACAATCGACAAGTTGTCAACAGCCACGACCGGGGCTTTTTTCGTCAATTTCGCGTCAAACTTTGCAAATATTCGAATTTACGCATATAGCTTAATTGCACAGAAACGCACTTTCTAGCCCTTATTTTTGCCTGCTATACACTTTATAGCCCTAGAACGAAAAACGAGCCCACAGCTCACGGAAAACAAAAGCGGAAGGCAAGGCGGAATATTCCGCGCTGGAGTACGACGGAATAAGACACGATCGAAAAGAAAAAGCCCGGTCGCCAAGGGGGAGCAAGCGAACCGGGCCAAGAAGGAGAAAGTCCTGAATGGACAATTCCAATTTAAACAATTTTTCGCCAGCGGTCAACAGTTTGGAAAAAAATTTTTTCTCACGCGCATTTTTTTGTTTTCATTTCCCCCCTATAACCCCCCTTTAATGTACATTCTCTCAATATATTGATAAATACATAAAATTGAATAATGGTTAATATCTATCTTCTATCTTCTATCTTCTATCTTCTAATATGCTTTTGTTTAGCTTTTGTGTTAGCTTTAATTTAGC